TTGCCACTATCAGGATGCACCCCTTTCCAGTAGTCTATCATTGCGTTCCTTAAACTTCTGTGAAATTATTTTTTGTCAATAATTTACCAATGTCCGGTAACCATAGATATTTCATTTCTGATCTTTCTAGGGTAGTCAATGCTTCCTTAACTGTTTCAACCAACGGGTCGCCTGCTAAATTAAAACTAGTGTTGAACAAAATAGGCACGCCTTTTAATTTGTTAAATTCACTAATTAATTCGTAATAGTGCGGATTTTGTTCTGATGTCACAGTCTGTATTCTACAAGTTCCGTCGACATGAGTAATTGCAGGAATCAAGGCCTGTTTATCTTTCAACACATTTACAGCATACATCATAAACGGACTGTCTGTACGTGAGCGGAAGTCAAACCATTCGGCAGCATGTTCTGCCATTACCGATCCAGCAAATGGACGGAACCATTCACGGTGTTTAACTTCATTAACAATATCCTTACCATTGACAACTGTTGGATCAAACAGTATCGAACGATTACCTAATGCACGTGGTCCGGCTTCGCTACGACCTTGATATAAACAAACAATTTCCTGTTCTGCTATCAATTTTGCAACATCAGCCGCAGTGGTATCTGCAACAATGAAGCCTGTAAAATCTGCTGTTGCGTATTCTGCAGAATGATCCAGGCCTAAGTATAAACTAGTTAACGGTGTCTTAACAGAATCTTTAGTAATAGTTCTGTAAACATGTTGGCATACACCCATCACATTGCCGCCGTCGTGAGCCACTGGTTCGTGATAAAATTCCACATCAGGAAATTCTTTTAAGAATTCATAGTTGGCTACACAGTTTAAAACAAAGCCGCCGGCCATGACAATTTTCTTCTTGCCAGTTAATTCTATTGTTTTTCTGATTAATGCAATTACACGTTCTTCCGCTGATTTCTGTACAGCATATGCTAGGTCTTTCCTGAAGTCGTCGATGAGGTCTGGATCAGTGTGCCAAGCAACATCACCTTCGTGTTCTTTTAGTTCTGGATTTAAATCACATCTAATAACATTTCCAGCAGGAAACTTTGGTTTAATTAAACTTCTGTTGTTGAATCTACCATCGTGGATCTTGATGCTGTCATTGGGTTTGCCGTACGGTGCAATTCCCATAGTTTTTCCTGCTTCAATAGCATGAAAACCAAGATACTGTGTCACTGCTTCATAACTCTTGGTAATACCATGACCATCAGAAACTTCTATTTGACATTCATTGTCAGTAAGTTCAAAACTATCAATAAGGTTCGTGCCATAATTTACTAGATGTCGTTTTATTTCTGCAGGATATCCAAGAGTCCAAATAGATTCAACTTCCCATGTATCATTCCAAATCTCTTTTAGATCCGGAACGTCAATGCCACTACCGGCGCCATCAATTACCAAGGCTGCTGCATCATCAAATCCACTGTTATAAAAAGCAGTCACCGCATGAGTCATATGATGAGAATCACCTAGTTTAATAGTTTCAACTCTATATCCTGGTTGTTTTTTTCTTACTAAGCAAGTGTATGGATCTTCGCCAGTCCAGAATACTTTACCAAATGCATTGCGAGTGCCGCACAGAATAAGAAAATCAATATGATCGGTGTATTCAAATGCTTTTTCAATTCCCAAGAACGGATTGCCGTCATACTTCATACGACTTAATCGATCTTCTTCTATATAAAAAATCAATTCACTATCTTTATACAGTGCCGCGGCACCGTTATGTCCTACATTAATTCCTAATAACCACATGTGGTAGTTCCTTATTTTGTTGTTTTAGCAATGTGTGCTTTAATACCGGCAATGATACTTTTTAATTCGTCTTTGCTGAAATCCATTATGGTGTCATTTAGTCTATCCGCTTCTTCACTGGCAAACCCTGCAATTCTAATTGGACTGTAGTGTCGCACTGCGTTTTTCTTTTCTACAATGTTAAAGTGCTCAGGATATGTAATGTTCACCGGAAATGTACTGCCGCACACTATGGTGCCAGGCTTGTCAAATGCATAGGCCAGGTGTTGACCCACACTGTCACATCCTATGAAATAATCGGCGGACTCTATAATTGCGGCCCAGATTCTCAACGGCATATTATTGTCTGGTTGAAAAATAGGAAGATTTACAACATTTAATTTGTGTTCACCCATATACATGATGTTGTAGTCTTTGGATAATTCTGCAACTAATTCCATAAAGGTGGACTGTTCTATACTACGACTGCTACCGTCAAACACTACTCCGCCGCCGCCTAGACTGCTGCTGCGTCCAAATGGTTGAATTACAATGGTTTTTTCTTTTTGGTGTTGCTGTTTGACCTGTCCTATTATTTCCATAGCAGACATTTCTTCAGACTTGTTTAGCACCACTGTGGGTCTGATATTTTTGTCGGTGCGTTCTCCAAGAATTTCCCACCAAAAACTTTGTTGCAAACTACTGCGTTGATTATAGTATTCGTGATCTCTATATGGCTCGGGACTAACGCATAAGTTATCTTTGATAAGATTTTCAAAAATGCCTTTGTGATTGACATCAAATGCATAATTTTGCAAGACAGGATGTCCTAGATAGAACTCCATGCCGCCTTCGCACACAATTCCTGCCAGTTCTCCTCTACGGTGGCTTTCTTCTAATGCCGGAATACTGGCCAATACTCGTCCGGCACCGCCGTTGATAAAAAATATTTTTTTCATGTCGTCCTTAATAATATACGCATATAATGTATTTATACACAGTTTTGTTCATTATAAAATATTTCCACATACATAGTCAACTAACACTTCGCCATTCCGCAAGTTGTACATTATTTTGAACAATATTTCACAGTAGCATATATACAGCACAACCGATTGATCTACTCAATCTAACAAAGACAGGATAATTATTAATTTAACATCAATTGCCATGTATGATTTATATCACAATCCTCTGATGCCCGAAGTTTTAGAAACTACATATATTTTAGATGATGTTACTCGTCAACGAATGATCAACACTGTATTGTCTCAAAAAGACACAGCAAATTATCACGGTGGATACACATTTCATATCGAGGACATGCACGGTGATTTTGACAAATTGTATAACTATTTTTTTTCCGTAGTAGAATCAATATTTGGTCCGATTGATCTTGCGGCTAAACACAAACCTTGGTGCTGGGCTAATGTATACAACAAAGATAACTTTAAAACTAATGCTCACAATCATATTCACACTGCTTCAATTAATGCTGTGTACTATTTAAAAATTTCTAATGACATGTTGGCAAACGAAGGCGGTTTAAATCTTTATCCGTTTACAAAACCTATAATTCAATTTCAGCCCGACGAAGGAGATTTGTTAATTATGCCCAATTACACTGTTCACGAGCCATTGTTTCATAGTGGTAGTGACTATCGGATTGCAGTGAATATGGAAATATGTATCAACTCTCATATTAACGACTACTATAAAGAAGAAAAAATATATGCAAATGTCAACCCAAAAATATGAACAAATTGTAGTGATTGGTAAATCACTACTAGACACTGTACAATGTAATCAACTAATTTCTAAGCACGACAATGACCAACTAGAAAACGTAATACAAAAATCCTACAGAAGTGTCCGAGTATCAAATATGAATATTGCAGATGTTCCGCACTTAACTGATAGTCTCGAGTTTATCAATGAAAAACATTTTAAACTTGACTTGAATTTTAATCACATTGATTGCTTTTTTGGAAGATACGACGAAGGCATGCACTACAGTAGTCTACACATGGATTGTATAGGCGGTGAACATCAGCGCAAGTTGTCATTTTCATTACTACTAAATGACAACTTTCAAGGCGGTGAGTTTATAACTCTAACAGATTCTGCTGTAGAGTGTCATCCTGGAAAATTATTAATTTTTCCTTCTTTTATGCCGCACAAGGTATCAGTTGTTGAGGAAGGAACTAGATATGCTATTTTTGGTTGGGTATATGGTCCCAACTTTAGATAACATTCTGCATCTTTAATTTGCTTACATATAGATTTGCATAATTTTGTGCAGTTTCTACATCATAATGATGTCCGTCTCTTGCTCGATCAATTTGAGGTTGTTCGGAAAAATATTTAATTTTGTTTTTTGATAATTCAGTATATATGAATGCAGCATCACTAGCCAACGCAAATCTAGGAATAAATGAATGTATAATCTCTACATGTGCTGGATGAGTTATTTTACAAATATTTTCTATACAATTTAGTTTATCTAATTCTTGCGGATCTGCAAACGATTCTCGGCCACCTTGGGGAGCAATAAAATGTATTTTTCGATCTTCATCATGCATTGTAGTGTCTGCATGTTCTCTTCTATGACAGTAACTCCATTGAATTAAAATAGCCTTTGGAGAAAAATTATCTATTATTGATTGAACTCGTCGTGAAATCCAATCATTACTAGCACCGTTCATGCTGACGTTGATTATTCTGTTGCCTATTTGTTTTTCTACAAGTTTTGGCCAAGTCTCTTCATGTGGCTGACCAAGTCCTACAGTAAAACTATCGCCCACACACCATACATGATTGGTTAAATCGCTGGGCCATTCTTCATCTCGATATCCAAGACTATTGTACGCATACAAGATGGTTTTCGCATAAGTTTTAAAATAATTTGTATCACAACAGTGTTCAAGACTGTCTATGCCACATGTTGTTTCGAATCCATTGGCAGTAGTTGTTAATATAAATTCAATAGGTACTTTCATATCATGCTTGCCTTTTGTAATATGATTCTAATTCTGTCAATGCCGCATTACTTAAATTTTCTATTGATAAAAAATTTCCCACAGAAGATCCACTGCTCCAGTTGTTATAAGTATCCAGACATTCGGCAAAATTCTTTATCAGTAGTGCTTTTTCAGCCAAAGTTTGTAATTTGATTGGCATTCCTGCGATCAAAGTTCTGTCGTCTACTAAGTCATATATAGTTCTATAGGCATTTATATAGTTTGTTGAATTTGTAGTTAAAAACTCTTGATGGGCTACGCTTAATCCTGGGCGTGTCATCAGTTGATTTATGTTCATAGACAACAGTGGACGCTGAGTAGTACTTGAATTTTCTAAAAGAAGACTTTGATTTTGAGGTAAAGATGCAGAAAATCCGCTCATGTCGCTGATGAGATAATGACAAGTGTTCCAGTCTTTCCACGAAATTCCATATTGATCTTTCCAACTTACGGGCTGATGATTAATTGGGAATATATCAAGATTAGACACATACGACTCAAGATCCACAACATCTTTTTCATAATTAAATATTGAATTAATTGTAAAATGATTGTCAACCCAACCTAGATAGTTTACATATTTGTCTAGATAGTTTTTAAATACTTCTTGATTTATCGTGATTTTCTTTTGATACAGGTCTTTGAATACGCTGATTTTTTCTTGATGATCGTATACATTTAGATGTTTTGAAAATGCGGCGATACACCAACTTAGTGCATGTTCAAACAAATTCTGGCGGCGAGCACTGATTATAAAAAAGTTATCATTGATATATTGATAGAAACTCAATTGATCTTTTAATAAGTCTTGTCTATTTAAAATATGATATTGTGCCAATCTTGATACTTTATAGTGATCTACACTGCTTAATAATCTTGTTATTTCTTCCAATGACTGATAATATCCCCAAGTAGATTTCTTAGGTTTGCCTAATACTTGTTGATTGTATTTGGTCGAATGATATGATTCGATTCCGTTAGTAAGTTCGTGCAGGTTGATAACCGGACGTTGATAATCATAATGCTGCATAGTCACTGTGATATATTTTTGCAGTAGGCTTGACCCTACTCTATCTGGTGTTAAAATTAATACATTCATATTATTGTTGAGGATACGCTGGTTGGATTGTTCGATACAATTCTAATTCGTCTACTAGTTTATTTTTTATCTGTGTGCCCCACTGTGCTTGTAAAAAATTTTCAATATAAGAAATCAAGTGTTTAGCATCGGCATGGTTTATATATTGATCATAATCTATTGTTAGTACGCGACTATCAAACTTTTCTAAAATCTCGTTTTTTATATTGGACATATCTATCAACTTGTGAATCCAATTTAAATTATCAAGATTTGCCAAATTAATATTATCTAAATATGTTTTTTCAATTTCAAAATCTTTATCATAATCTTTACATACTTTTTCAAAATATATTAAATTTCCTTTTAATACCTTGTGGATAAAATTAAATGCACACTGTGGAATTTGTTCGTCTTTAATCACAATCTGTATTGCTTTACTGTTGGGAAATGCTTCTAAGAATATGTTGATGTCTTGACAATGTATAGATATAGTATGAATTATTGTTTCTTCTTTGTAAGGATTATTGATTAATGTGTTTCTAATATATTCTATCTTATCGTTACGGGACATATTAGACTCAGTTTGATACAAAATAGATTGATACGTATCTTCTAACGAAATCATACTAAAATTGTTGATAGATGTAATTTTAGTATTAGCGTGGCCTGACCCTAGTGCATTGTGTTTCAGCGGTTCGGCTGGATTAAATGCAGTATACAACAACGACGTTAAAAACCAACCACCTGCACCAACTGGATATTGTACAAATATAATTGGTGTCGGAGAATCTATAAGTTTTTTCATAGTGTATTTACTATAACTTTATTAGGTCGTTAAAAAAGGCGAACTAGTCGCCTTTTTACTGATCGTATTGTTTTTACGGTCTAGCAAATAAAGGAATCCATTTTTCAGGAACACCGAATGCCAGTTCACCTTCTGCATTATACGTAGTTGTGCCGCCAGGGCCTGTTACGGTAATACTTAATGCAAGGGGTTGCGGAGCATCAGTCTTTTGGAAAATGTGTGTAAAATCTGGACCTTTCGACAACATCATAGTGCCGGTATCTGTAGTCAACTCTAACAGTTGAAGTGGCTGCATTGGGTCGCATATTTTAAATCTTGTTGCATCAGTTACTGACTTCACCTCATATACTTTATGTTTCTCAACACCACCCATTGTGCCCATAAATGTCACTTGATCGCCCGCTGTTAACCATGCTGTTGTGCCACAAGTAAATTCATTAGTTGCACTATTAGTTGCAGTTACATTTGTAGAATATACAGTGTCACCTATGGTGATACTCCATGTGTCGTATATCCCTGACACTCTCGAATCAAACGCAACTGGATGATCAACACTACTCCTATCTTCAATAGGAGTAAAGTCAATGCGACAACCGGGTGGGCCAGGCGGAAGTATTGGGGTTTCGGCCGCTTGTTCTTCCATCCATTGCCCGCCTGATATCCATTGATTATTTTTAAATTTCCAGCCCACATTAACATGATCAGGAACTTCTTCCCAATACCCCGGCAAGTCATTTTTTGCAATGGCATCTGGATGCCAAAGTCCTGCTGGATTTTCATCATGCGTCTGCATGATTTCATCGTTTACTATTTTTGCCCAAATCATTTAATTCTCCTGATTATCAATTTATGGATTTCGCCAATATATAACTGCCATACCTGTGCCGGCAGTACTTGCCAGTTGGTCTAACTTGCATGGTGGAAATGCTAGTGGTGTTCCTCCACCGTTGCAGTTGTTAAAACTTCCGCCCCAGCATATACAGTGCAAGAAACATCTTACCATTCCAGCGCCGCCACCTTTACCTGCACGGCTGGCCATCCAACCTATGTCAACACCGCCTGCACCACCTAGTGTGCCTGCGCAATGGGTGATGTAGGGAAACAGTTGATCCTGCATGCGATCTGAGCAGCAAATTCTACCAGTTGTACCTAAACAACATACCAAAGTCCAATTTATTCCTGCGCAATAGTCTGCGCCACCCATGCAGTAGGGTATGTTCATCGAGTTTAGTTCACAACAGAAATAGGCAATGCCGCCAGTGCCTGCTCCTTCACCAGAATTGTGATAGGCATTCATGGCCAATCGTGGACCTTGATTCCAGTTGCTGCACATACGATAACAGCCGCCGTCTGCAAAACTGTTACCTTGACTGCCGCTGCCGCACATGCTGTGAATGTCGTGCCATGCATAGCGTTTGGGTTGCGGACCGTGATCTTGGAAAAAATTTATCCCTTGTATACAACCGCTACTAAACCAAGTAAATCTAGCATCGCGGCCTTCATCGTTATCATAACCACCCCAGCCACCTGGGCCTTGATGCCATTGGCCGCTGACACACATGCCTCTCCAACTAAACCACCTGTTAAGTGAAGAATCACATCGTTGTAATTTGGTGCCGCCACCACCAGTGGTTCCGCCCATATAATAACTCTTTCTTCCACTAGGGTAGTAATTGGCACAACGTTCTGGTGTACAGATACAAGAACAAAAAGCCGGGTAAACAGGTTTTTTACAAATATAGCCGATGCCGCCGCCGCCACCTGCCGCTGGACCGTAGCCGCCACCAACATATTCATCTTCCTGAATCGTGCCGCCACCTTGGCCGCCACAAGCCCACATCCAAGAACCTGCTGATCCGCCACCGGGGGCTTTGCCGCTACAGCAACCCGGAGAATTGTCAGGACTGTATGTAATACCGTAACCACTATATACCATACAATAACCACAACAAGTGCTGAAAAGGAAACAGTTGCCAACTCCGCAATAGGCGCCACCAGCACATCCTAAGCCGCTGGCACCACCGATTGAATTCCAATCACCTCCTGATGCAGCACCAGGATTGCAGCAAACGCCGCCACCTGCTGTGAGTGTTCTTGCTCCACTAGTGGAAGTATATGAAATTGTAGTGTCTTGTTGCTGACGACCTACTACAATTGTCACTACGCAGCACGATGCTACAGTGTCTGTTTTTTCCACGTACCCGCCGCCAGCGCCGCCATAATTGCAACTGGCACTGGCAGCGAAAGAAGCCTTGCCGCCGCCGCCAATTGCGATAGTTCGTAAGCAAGTCACACCTGCTGGAACTGTAAAAGTATAACTTCCTGGAGTGTCAATGATTACTCGATTTTGCCAACAGGAATTGCCATCATAATCATATTTTTGTTCGTTAACTTGATAACAAACTGATTGGCCTACAAGTGTACATGCGTTTGCTTGCGTACTGCCTGTGCTGATGTAACGTCCCATTTTATGCTTCCCTATAATATATAATGGCCATGCCTGTACCTGCATTGCTGAGCAATTGATCTAGTATGCATGGAGGAAATGCCAGTGCCGGTCCTGACCCATTACATAAGTTAAATGAGCCGCCGTGACACACACAGAGGAATTGACTCTTAGATTGTCCGCCACCGCCGCCTTTGCCTGCTCGACTAGTAAATCCGCAGATGCCTACGCCACCTGATCCACCCAGTGTACCTGCGCAGGTAATAAACTGCGGGAACAAGTGATCTTGCATGAGCCAAGCCTGGTCACAATGACCGCACAGGCCCAATTGGCAAATCTTTGTCCAATTAACCATATCCTGTCCCCATTCGCTTAGTGTGCTTATGCCTAAATCTCGTATAGCGTCAACACCACATCTGTACAACGAAAATCCACCAGTGCCGGCGCCCTCGCCTGCATTTCTTGGGCGAGGAGTTGAAATATAATCGGCACAGCCACTGTAACAGCCAATACAGGTTAACAGACCAGTGCCCGGTGAACCAGTACCACAGATGTTTTGAATGTCCCATTGTTCATTGTTTAACACGCACAGTCTTACTGGTGCAGCACAGGCACATCGAGGCTGACTGTGTTGAAAACCGCATCGTACTCCAAAGGGATAAACGCATGCTCCTGCCCATCCCCATTCAAATTCGTAACCATATGCGGCACTGTTGTCAGGTCCGCCAGGGCCGCCTTCTCCTGTCTTCCAATAGCCGCCGGTGCATGTTTGCATAGTGCTACGACATGCTAAGTTGCAACGAGGTGAAGTCCCGCCGCCACCTTGATTGCTGTTAGGGTAATTCAAACATGGAAACGTGCCGCCGCAACATGTGTTAGTGAAACATATGCAATTGCAACATGGATAATGCCAAATAGGCATACAACAAGTATCGCCTATGCCAGCGCCGCCGCCAGCACTGCTAGCATGCAGATATCCGCAAAGACAACTACTGCAACCGCCTTGAACATTTTTAGGAGATCCTGCTGAAGCACCGCCCACAAACATTGCAGGGCAATCACCACACGTAGGATAAGGAGCGCACACATATGCAATGCAATAACCGCAACAAGTGGCAAAACAGGTGTAAAAACACTGCGAAACGTGACTGACACTGCCGCCGCAATACATACAGCCCCAACCTGCCCGGCCGCCAGTACTGTTCCAGTCTCCGCCAGATGCTGAACCTGGAACACATCCGGCTGCACCGCCGGCAGTATGTACTGCCACTGAGTTACAAGCCAAAGTTGTGTCACATTCTTGGGCGCCAACTACCAGTGTAAGTGTTGGTGCACCTGTGGCAACAAAGCATTTTTCACTGTAGGCTCCACCAGAACCCGCTGCTGAACAACATTGGCCGCTACCAAAACTGCTGCCGCTACATTTGGGCTTGCCGCCGCCACCTACTAATACAGTTCTAGCACAGATTGCAGTGCTGGGTAAGGTATAGGTATATGTGCCTGGGCGATCATATACTACTTTGTATTGCCAGCATTCTTTACCGTTGTAATAGCCCTTGCCGCCAGGAACACTAAACTGGCTGGGCTTCTCTGCTCCAGCCACCGTAGTTACTGTTATTGGTACAAAACGTCCCATATGTTATATTCTCCGTTACACCGTGCTGGTTTCGATGCCGTAGGCCACAGCACTAGCGCCGGTACCGCTGGCCCAGACCACTAGATTTTTTCCTGCATCTACTACTAATCCTGTTCGTTCTAGTACCGAGTTGGCTGGTATTGTGACTCCAAACTCCAACCATTCTGCGGTACCCGGTGTTGCGGTGGCAGACAATCCCAATCTTGCAGTTATACCTGTAGCATTTCTATTGCATATCGAAATCGATGCCACTGCAAAAGTTGTTGCTGGGCAGGTATACACTGTGGTATTGGTGGTTGCTGCTAAATCTGCGGTTCCTAATCTTCCTGTTGCCATAATTATTTCTCCATGATATATTTATGTTTATCGTTTGTCTGAATGATAATCATAATTAATAAATTTTGTAATGTTGTCATATACTGTTACATCATCTCAATAAATGATAATTCAGTGCCAATATAGTGCCACGAACCCCAGTTGTAAAATTCACATTACTGGTAAAATCTATTGCGCCCGAAGTGGTTCCAACGCTGTTGCCAGCAATGTAAATGTTGCCCACAGTTAGACTGTTGGCCACAATTGAACTGCCACCGCCACCAATTTGACTTGCTATATATGTCTTGATAGCCTTTTGAGTGGGCACTACTGAATCACTGTTAGCTGAAAATGTAGCGTCTGTACTGAACTCATTAACCGCAGTGTTGCTACTGCCCAATGTTACAGACCCCAATTGCAGTTCTTGTAGACCACTGAGGTTGAACGCATCGGCGTTCAATGTGGCTGTACCAGTTGATTGTTCAACCGTAAACAGATTACCTACTCTAAAGTTACCGTCTTGATCCGTAGATGTGAAGAATACACGACCGCCACCGGAATCAACTGTTTCGTTGGCGGGCACTGGTTCTTGTAATGGTATACCCGGATAATTTGTTTGGGTAAAGTTACCAGTACCTATATCTAAAAAGTCATGACCAGTTAATCTGCACTGACTAAATCTAATACGAATAGTCACTGCTTGTCCGTGATTAGGTGCTTCAGCAATTCCCACTGTGGGGCTCAACTGTAGTCTACCAGCGTAATTACCCGGCGTGCCCGACTGTTCTGTAAACAACACCAACTTGTACCAAATTCCGTCAATACCCGCAATTTGCACGTTACTACCAAGAGTAGGAATTGCTGTTAAATTGTTGACGAATACAAATGCACCAGTTTGGAATATGTCTGCATATCCGTCACCAGCCACGAAAGCAGCACTGGTTGTATAGCCTGTGCCTCTATTTGTAAAAGTAGGATTGGCCAATACTCCGTCACCAGTTCTCACTTCAAATGTGGCTTCCACGGTGTTGTTGGGATCTGTGATAGTGATAGTAGGGGCTGACACATAGCCACTGCCCGGTTCTACAATTCTAATTTGTGCAATTTGTCCTGATGATACCACTGCACGACCTATTGTGGTCGCGCCTTGATCAATTGCCTGTGCAGCAGTGGAACTGGAGGCCACTGCTACCCACTTTGGAACACCGCTGATGCTGCCAAATGCTGTGTCAACCCAGTTGGTACTGGTGGCCAATGTTCTTGCGGTCCAAGTTACCCCGTCGGGGCTGCTGGCTGCTGAGGTACCGCCATTGGCTGCTACAAAAAATACTCCCTGACCATAGGCCAGTCTAGCCCAAGTGGTACTAGATGGTAATGTGCTGGCAGTCCATGTTACACCAAAATCTAAACTATACGCGGCTGCTGTGCTGGCTCCGCCGACACCTGCAGTGGCTACAAAACGTCCGTTACCAAAAGCCACACTGCTCCAAGTGTCACTGCTGGGCAATGCACCACCCAATGCCCATGAAGTGCCGTTAACTGACACTGCTGTGACTGTTCCACCAGTGGCCACTGCCACAAAGTATCCAGCACCATAGGTCACACTGCTCCAGGTGGTACTGGTTGGCAATGCACCACCCGACAACCATGTAGTGCCATTATCTGAATATGCAGTATTAGTACTGCCGCTGGCTATTGTGACAAAACGTCCATTACCATAGGCCACGTTGACCCATGTGCCGGATACTGGCAATGCTTGTAAAGCCCATGCTGCGCCGTCTACACTGCTGGCTGCTGTGGTACCGCCCGAAGCCACTGCTACCCATATGTTGTCTGCTGCACCATATTGAACGTCAGTCCAGGTAGCACTGCTGGGCAATGCGCCACCAGAAGTCCATGTTGTACCGTCAGTTGAAATATTAGTAGTTGTAGCACCACTGGCCACTGCAATAAATCTTCCACCGCCATAGCCCACTGCAGACCAACCAGCAGCTGTGGTCAATGCAGCAGGAGCTGCTGTGAAACCTGGTGCTGAAAAGGTCACTCTTGGTTCGATAAGATATGCTGTGGTCAAATCCAAACTGGCTTCAATTGCAGAGCCTGCTACCACATGGTCCCATCCTGCAGTGCCAGTTGAAAATTTGTAAATTGTAGCAACTTTGGTGCCAGAGTTGTATGCTTGAATATATCCGCATTGACCAACTCCTAGACCTGCTGTGATGTGTATGGCCATGCCAACATATGCTGGACTGGCTTCGTTGTCGCTGGCGCTCAAAGTGATGCTGGTAGTATTGCCGCCCTGTGCAGTGTTGTTGGCCACTTTGTAATCAGAGCCGCCTTCGTTGGTTGAATCTAAATCAACAACTCGTGTTTCAAACACAGCATTATCTCTAAATTCATCCATCACTGCTACGCCGCCTACTCCTGCTCCTGCTACAGTGTACGAACCTGTAGTATAGCCGGTGCCGGCATTGCTGTATTCATATCTTAAAATATTAGAATTGTTAGTCCATACAAATGCCACTTGTGCTTCAAGGCTGCGATTGTTGATGGTAGCAGTGATAGCAGTTTCTGTAGCATCAATGCCTTCCGATACTGCGCCAAAATCACCGTATGAGTTGTTGCCGTTGGTTGCACGAATTTTGCCGCCATTTTCTGCCAAATAACCCACGTGATTGTAGTATGAGAACACTGAAACTAATTCAGCACGACCATTGTTGGTAATCCATGCACCAATGCCGTCGCTCAATACCTGTGTAAAGTCATTGGAGGTAATACTGAGATTGCCTGCACTGTGTAGACTGCCGTCAACCTTTTGTCCAATACAACCAGTACCAAATGTGGTCACGTTCTGTACATAAGGACTACGAGTCAAAATATGCACATTGGTGTCTGCTGGACCGTAACCCGGATCAAGACTGACATACGCACCTGCTGTGGGACGACGAGTGCCGTATATGTTAGGTGCTCCCAAAGTACCAGACAAACCGTTCCATGTCATGTTACGCAAGGTACTGCCATTTCGTGCAAAGAACATGTTTTCAGTCAAACTGCCTTGTTGTGCTCTTCGATATGTTTTTGCAGCACGTAGAGATTTATAATTGCCAGTGTAGATCAAATCATATTTGATAGACTCAATATAATACGCAATATCTTTTTGGCACAGTGTTTGATCGTAAAAATATGACACAGTCATTGTGCCGCTGGCAGTGCTGAGATCCAATGTTGCGCCGCCCCGTGTTGCTGAAACAGTAATTACTCCAGCACCGATGGTTTTAATAAAATACGTTGTGGCTAACGCAACACCACCAAACACACTGCCAGTAAATCTCACAGCCATGTCGACTGTCATACCAGTAGTAGATGCCACTGTGATTTCATCTGTAGAAGCGGCAGTGGCACTAGCAGTCCAACTGTAGGTAAAATTGGTAAACGCTGTGGCTTCGTTGGCTAAGAAATCTTTGTTGCGTTCTAATATTCTCACAGCAGCATAAACATCATAACTGCTGACAGCAGTGTTGGTTCCAGTCATAGCAGGGTCACTGCCCACTGCGTTGATGTGGAAATTTATGTAATTGACAATATTGGTCATTAGGCCTGCGGCCAATGTGCCCTGTGTAGAAGTGCCGTAGGGCCATGCTTGTACTTGAGATTCGGCATTGCCCGCAGTAGGTGTCACAGTAACGCCTTGAACAACATTACTGATAATACTTTGAATACGACCAAGTGCTGCTAAACTCACAGCAACATCGGTAATGTGTACAGTTCCAGTACCAGGTTGTACTGTGGTTGCTCGTAGTTCATCTCCTACTACACTGCATCTTTCAGGAACAACTATAGGCAATACTTCATTGTAGGTGCCAGTTTTTATAAACAGTGTGTCATGAATTTTTGTTGCTTCTGGTATATTGGTAGATACTCCAGCAGTGATGGCATTGGTCACTATGGCCACTAGACTAGTTGTAGCGGCATATGTACCAGATTCTGACACATAGGTTGCATCGATTACCTGTGCAATTTGTCTAGTAGTAATTGTCATTGTGCCACTGGCCGTGGTCAACACAAATTGTGTGCCAGAACCTTTGGTTGCTGTGATAGTAACTGTAGTGCTGTTTACTACAGTGTTGATAAAATAAGTTGTACCACTTACAATATTACCAAATGTTGTGCCTGTAAATACCACAGCATCATCAACTTTGAATCTTGTTGTACCGCCGGTGCCTGCTGATATAGTAATTCTGTTGGTGCCTGATAGAGTGTTGGTGCAAGTGGCTGTTTGCAATGCTTGATAATTAACTGTTGGTGCCAAATTACCTAATACTTTTTCAATAACAGTTAATCCGTAGGCAATGCTGGCCACTGTTTCTGCTTCTTGTCCAAGTATATAAAAATTACCAGGACTAGTAACATATGCCAATGCTGCTGCACGACTTCTAACATTGCCGCCATGTGTAAGATCATAGATCACTGCGTCAATAATATAACCCATGTCACGTTCACACTTGACAGTGTCATAGGTAAATGATGAAATAAATGGAGCAGTGTTAGTAAGAATTTGTTCTTCAGTCCACTCAACAATTTCACGCTGAATGAATTGACGGTTTAATTCAAGAAGTTTAGCAGCGTTGATATTTCTAGCACCTTCTTCAATTTGTCTTAAGGCATAACGAATACTTTGAAAAGGTTTATCTAATGTTGTTCCGTACAGGCCAAACGCATCATCAACACCCGTGGCGCTTACATAATACACTCCTGGTACATCGCCAAATGTGTTCCATGATGGTACTCCATTGCTGACTGTCAACACTTGTCCGTCAGTTCCAATTGGCAATCTTGTTGGACCGCCGCCACCGTAATATACAATGTCACCTGTTGTGGTCAATACTGATGTTTCTGGACCACCTGCCAATAAATCCCAATACACTGTGACTAGCAGTGCTGCATCAGTCACTGGATCATTAACTGATGTAGATGCAGTGTGTGCTAATTTACATACATAACTGTTGGCGCCGAATTTTACCACGTCGCCTTGAACATAGATGTTGGCATTGACCCAAGTGCTTCTCCATCTGAATCCTGTGTTTAATACTTCCCAATAACTGTTGTTAGGAGGCAGTTGATTGTTGTTGGATACTTTACACAAGTAAGTGTATCCGCCCAATCTGATAATGTCACCAGTTAGATAATCTTCGTAACTGTTCCAATCACCTACAAATCTAAATCCCACTGTGAAAAGATCCCAGTCTGAACTGGCGGCTTGCGGAATACTGTTAGTGTGATTAGTGATAGCCACCCATACATACCCACTGTGTGCTACCACATCGCCTGGTTGATATATTGCTGAACTGTTCCAGGTGTCTTCAAACTCTAATCCACCTACAAACAATTGCCATTTTGATTCATCAAAACTACTGGTAGCAGCATAATAGAATGTTGTACAAATCCATAGATCTGGACCAAACTTGACTACGTCATTAATTTTATATCGTGCTGATCCTGTGAATGTGCCTTTGTATTCTAGGCCTGGATGTATTACCTGCCACTTGGCTTGATCTGCTTCTAGGCCTCCGCTCAATAATGTAGCACTGGCGTTACTGGTATGGCTGGTGATACACAAATAAGTATAACCACCGTATTTAACTACGTCATTAACTTTGTAGTAAGTACCTACGGTCCATGTACTTTTCCAGTCAAGGCTTTCAGCAAATAAATCCCAATTGGCTTGATTGGTTTCAAGATATGTACTGGATGTGTGTCCGTTGTTACAGATATAGACCAGACCGCCCCACTTTACAAGATCGTTTTCTTTGTAGTATGTTAGTGTTGTCCAGTCACCGCGCCATGCTTGGCCGTCGCTCATCTGTCCCCATTTTGGGGTAGCATTTTCTAGATCAACATAAAAATCAGCATTGGCAGTGTGACCTACTAAACAAATGTAAACTCTACCACCATAACGAATTACGTCGTCTTTGATGTAGGCCGTTGCAGCGGTCCATACATTTTTCCAAACAAATCTTATTCTACCTAGTTTAAATTCTGCCATTAGATACTCCGAACATTACGTTTAACATTATTTATCAATACAGGATTCAAATTTGTTGTCATTTATTCTATAAAGTAGGCCATTGCCAGCGGTAGTCCGGTTACTCCGCGCCTAAACTCTGACACAGCATCAATTTCTATAGTGCCATTGGCAATGTGTCCGATATCGTTTGGAGCGTCAAAAGTAATAGATCCCACTTGTATTTCGTTAACGTCTAGATCAGAGCCACCACCACCAATTCTACTGGCAATATATGCTTTAATTGCTTTTTGTGTAGGTACAATATTATTAGTATTGGCACTGAAAGTAGGATCTGTACTAAACTCGTTAATAGTAGCTCCTGTACCTCCCAGGGTCACGCCTCCTAGTCTAATTTCAGTAAGTCCAGACAATTCAAATGCATCAGCATTGATACTGACCACACCTGTAGACTGCTCAACCTGGAACAATTCACCAACTCGGAAGTTACCGTCCTGATCGGTTGATGTGTAAAACACACGACCGCCACCACTTTGCACCACTTGATTTTCTGGTGCTAAAAGTTGCAAATTAGTGTTGGGATAATTAGTGTCAATAAAACTACCTGTGCCAATTTCTAAGAAGTCATGTCCTGTAATTCTACATTGACTGTAGTCTTCTCTAATTTCCAGTGCTTCATTTTCTATTGGCGATTCGTCAACTCCTAGTCCGGGAAATATTCTAAATCTTGCAGAATAATTACCCGGAGTTCCTGTTACCGTATCTATATTAACTATTGTATACACTCGATCATTAATAGTGGCTATTTCTAAATTTGCGCCTGGACTAGGTAGTGTTGTTAAGTTTTTTATATACAAGAAACTGCCAGTTTGATACTCATCAGCGTAGCCGTTACCAACAACTGTTGCTGACGCAGTGGTGTATGCAGTGCCTCTATTAGAGAAACTTGGATTGGCCAAGGCTCCGTTGGCTCTACGAATTTCTGTGACTACTTCTCCAGTGTTGTTAGGATCAGTGAACACAATTGCTGGTGTGGCAGTATACCCTGATCCAGGTTCTATAACTCTGATAGAACTGATACGTCCCGATGTTAATCCAGCACGGGCTACAGCCTGTGTAAAATTAGCAAAGTTTTGTGCAGCAGTTGCACCAGTAACTGCCATTGCCCAAATAGGTGTATTAGAAGGATTTCCAAACGCTATGGCACTCCAGGCTTGTGTTGACAACAGTGTCCGTGAAGTCCAAACTATACCATCTGTGCTGCTGGCCACAGTATTAGTAGTGGCGCCAGCATATCCCTGAACTGCTATAAAAGTTCCTTGTCCGTATCTAATTTCTAACCAAGATCCTCCAGTAGACAGTGTAGATGCAGTCCATGTTATGCCGTCCAAACTAAACGCAGCAAATGAACCTCCTTGTGCAACTGCAACAAATCTGCCGTTACCATAGGTAACACTGGTCCAATTAGCACTGGTAGGTAATGTTGCTGACGTCCAAGATACACCATCTGTAGAATATGCTGCTGCGGTAGTTGCACTAGCGCCTCCCGCCACTGTTACAAACTTTCCGTTACCATAGGTAATTGCTGACCATGTTGAACTAGGCAGTGCTCCGCCTGATGACCACGTAGTTCCGTTAGTTGATATATTAGTTGCTGTGCCTCCACTGCTGACCGCAACAAATCTACTGTTGCCGTAAGCCACAGCAGTCCATGTTGCACTTGTGGTCAAAGACGCAGTACTCCATGATGTTCCGCCGTTGGTAGAATATGCTGCTTGTGTTCCGCCGCTGGCCACAGCAACATGATATGTTGTTCCAGATATTGCTCCAGCAGTAACGTTAGTCCATGTGGTGCTGGCCGGCAGTGCGCCACCATTTAACCAAGTTGTTCCGTTAGTAGAATATGCTGTAGAGGTGGCTCCGGTAGCAATCAACACAAATCTACTGTTGCCATAGGCCATAGCCACCCATGCAGCAGCGGAAGGTGTTGTGGCTGTAACTGGAGTAAATGCCGGTGCTGCCAATGTTATACGAGGAGTTATGCTATAGGCAGTAGTGGTGTCTAATGTTGCTTGAATTGCAGTTCCTGGAACTACATGATTCCATCCTGCAGAACCTGTTGCTTGATTATAAACTTGTGCAATCTTAGTGCCATTGTCATAACTGTCAATATAGCCAATTTGACCAACTCCCAATCCGCTGGTGATTACAATCTGCATACCAACATAAACACCACTGTCGTTGGCATCTGTAGCACTCAGTGTTATAGAAGTTGTATCACCTGTTTGTGCATTGCCAGAATTGCCAACATAGCCGCCGCCACCTGGTTGACTAGAATCCCCAGGTGCTGCTACTCTAATTTGATAAATGGCACCATCTCTAAATTCGTCATGAGTTGCTGCGGCATTTAATCCAGCACCTGTAATTGTTGCAGTAGCAGCGGTATAATCGGACCCTGCATTACTGTATTCATATCTTAAAACTTGGGCGCCGTCGGTGAACACAAATCCAACTGATGCTTCAGTTGATCGATTGTCGACCAAGGCAGTTTTTGGTATTTCGTTGACGTTGACACCTTCTGCTACAGCACCATAGTCACCATATGAGTTGTTGCCGTTGGTAGCACGGATTTTGCCATTGTCTTCGGCCAAATATCCAATGTGATTGTAGTAAGTAAACACCGAAACTAATTCTGCTCTGGCACTACCTTTGATCCAAGCACCGATTCCGTCACTTAGCACCTGTGTGAAATCATTGGCCACGATTGATCTGTTGCCACCATTATGCAAACTGCCGTCTACTTTCATACCGGTACAACCAGTTCCAAATGTAGTGACGTTTTGAATATAAGGACTGCGTGTGGTAATCCAAGTGGAACTGTCAGTAGGTCCTGTGCCAGGATCTAAACTGACATATGCGCCGGCTGTGGGACGCTGTGTAAGGTACTGATTGGCGGCACTTAAGGTACCGGTCAATCCTTCTAAAGTCATGTTACGTAGGCCAGTTGCATTGCGCATGAGAAACATGTTAGATGTAACATATCCAGGTGCTGGTCGTATGGTCGGGTTTCTCAATTCATCACCTATAATACTCACTGTGGCTGGCACACTGATAGGCAACACTTCAAAATACACACCAGATTTGACAAAAATTGCTGCGGGTGCTCTTGTTGCAAGATTGGCTTGAATATATTGGCATGCATATCTTATGCTGGCAAATGGTTTGTCTTCATCTTGTCCGAACAATGCTTCACCAACGGCTATTCCTGAATCAGTGCCCAATGGACTTACATAGTAAACTTTGGGTGATTGTCTAAAAGAGTCCCATTCCAACACACTGCCTGCAACTTTCAACGCAGTTGCATTGGCACCAATAGGCACACGATTGGGCCCAATGGTACTGCCATCATCTGTTACTCCGTAACTTTTGATATCGCCTATAGATTCTAACACATTAGTAGATTGGCCTAGAATGAAGGGTTGCCAAAAATTTCCTTGTGGGTCATCATCGGGTCTGTTGTTAGTGGCTGCCTGATGGCGCTGCACACACAACCATGCACTGCTGTTAAAACTTACAACATCCCCTACTACATAATTGTAGGGAGCAGTTAAACTGTCGTATACAGTCCACGGGCCTCTGAATCGTTCAGTGACTACGATTGCATTCCAGTACTGAACATTTGGCGGTTCTACGCCGATGTTGTCTGCTACTGCTGCATAGGTGGTGCCGCCCCATCTAACTATATCTCCAACTAGATATGCAGTAGGACCAGCAGTCCACTCAGATCTATCTCTATAACTTTCTACTACAATCTGCCAATCACTAGGTGATACAGGAGGTGTCTGTGCAGAGTTATTGGTAATGGCACGATAGACATATCCGCCATGACTGACAACATCACCTGCTGTATAACTGGTAGCACTGCTCCATGCATCTTCCCAACCTAGACCGGGCAACCAAAGAGTAAATTTTGTTTCATCTATTATTGATTGGCTGACGTGTCCTGCTGTGCAATACCAAATGCTGGAATTGTAACGAGTAATGTCACCTTTTTTGTATCTCACAGTGGTGGTATACACACCTTTCCATTCTACGCCGTCGTGAACCACAGTCCATTTGGCTTGATCTGCTTCTAATCCCAAAAACGCCAATGCTGGATTTAGATCAGCAGCATAGGTTGCTGACGTATGAGCAGTGTTACATCTGTAAACAATTCCGCCCCATCTCACTAGATCATTGACATTGAAAAATGTTGTGGCTGTCCATACGTTGTTCCAATCATCTCCGCTGAAATGTACAGTCCAGTTGGCAATGTTGGTTTCTAATGTAGTGCTAGAAGTGTGATTGGTTGTGCAACGGTATATAATTCCACTGTATTTTACTAAATCATTTAATTGATAAAATGTGGTTGCAGTCCAATCTTCAGTCCACTCGTAGCCATCTATCATCTCATTCCATCGAGTGGCGACGTTGTTTAGATCTGTATAAAAATCAGCACTGCTACTGTGTGTAACCATACACACATAGGTTTTTGCACCATATCTTACTATGTCGTCTTTGACGTAGTCATAGACCGAAGCCCAATTTCCGCGCCATGTAAATCGAATCTTACCAATTTTAAAATCAGCCATGTTTTTTCTCTTTTATGATTGTATTCCGCTAGGATAGTCGTATTTTGTATTTATTCTTGCTACAAGTTGACCATCCGTGTCGATGTAATAGTATATGCTGCGATTATCCCAGCGATATTGTTCATACAATAAGTTGTCAAAAACAATGTTGTGATTGACATCACGACCTTCAAAAAAATCACTTCCAATTTCAAAATCTTCAAAATTTTCCGCAATGTCGCCTGGTTCATTGATATTTAAACTGTCGTCTCTGCTGAGTTGATTTACTCTAGTAAATGTAACTTCACCGTCGTCTGAACGTTTTATTCCATAGAAATATCTAGGGGCACCGCCTAAAAGATCGTCTGCTGATCTGCCAAAAAAGTAATTGCTCATAATTTGTTCCTTATACTATTTCTACATAACTAATGACTGCATCAATACCGGCCGCAGTATCACTGACTACTCTTAAAAAATGATTGGTGTCTAAAATCAATTTTTCTCCGTTGGTAATTACTTTGGCTGATGTGTAGGGTGGGATGATCAATTGTTTAATGTAGTATGCCGCTGTGCTGCCACTGTCTACTACAAACACATCCACTATCACATCCTCGTCAACGATGTTGGCCAAGTTACATCCGACCACTGTGAATCTATTGTTGTCCACAGTTCCTATTACGTCAATTGGAGTAGTTCCAATATTTTTTACCACTTGTGTTCTAAAAAAGGTTGCCATTTATTATCCTAACATTAATGCGCCCGCTACGGCAATATCTTGAGCAGTGGCTGCAGTGATACCTGCGGCTGCACCGGCTGTACTGACCCAGGATAGACCGTCCCAAATTTCTACATATTGTAGATCTGTATTATATCTCATTAGCCCTACTTCAACTGAACTGGGTCTAGTGGCAGATCCGCCACTGGGCAATACCATTCCGTTGGTTCCCGGAATTCTTATATATCCGTCGCCTGTGACATTTATTTCTGTAACAGCATTCGGTTGACTATTGGTAATGGTGTTGCCGCTGAACCTCAAATTGTCCATGACCACAGCACCTATGCCGTTGGGCAAGAACACTATGTCGCCGTCACTGTTGGTAGCAGAAATTGCATTGCCACTGAATCTCAAATTGTCAACATCTACTTGATTCACTGTGAATGTCGTAGAAGTCAACGTGGCCACATTGACACCTCCTGCTACAAATGTCATGATGTTGTCATTGGCGTTGACAGATGATTCAGGTAAAATGTAAGTGTTTTGATCAACGTCACTGATACCGCCTAATTGATACCAAACACTGCCATTGTATCCTTCAAATCTACCTAGATCGGTATTGTAACGAATTTGTCCTGTGGCTGCTGTTGGTCGTTGACCAGATGCTCCCACTGGTATTTGTAAACTCTGTGTGCTGTTAATTTTAACAACACCAGTGCCACTGGGGATCAATTCAATATTTTGATTCACCCCCGTAGCATTGATAGTGTTGCCAGCAATGCGTAAGTTACCAGTGATTACTTCAGACGAATTAATAATTGTTGTATTAACGCCGTTGGTAAATGTCAGTCCGTCTGGGCTAGTGATACTGGTGGCCACACTGCTGAATGTGATAGTGCCATTCTGCTGATCTACTTTGAAAAAATCTCCAACACGGAAATCACCTTGATGATCAACACTGGTGTAGTGAACAACACCGTCATTGATAGTGACCACTTCGTTTGCCTGAATTACATCTGCTGGATCATTATTGACCAGTTGTTCAACTCCCATGTAGGCAAAATTGTGTCCAATCATGTACATCAACACGCCTAGCCCATCAGCATATGCTCCGTATTCACCATATACCGATGCACTGGCAATAGATCGAACTTCTGCTCCAAAATCACTATAATCCACTGTTTCAATTAAGTTTGATGTGCCGCCTGCACTGGTTCGTACATCTTGCAGAGTGATACCGTCATCTATAATTGTTGTGCTGGTGTTGGGGCCGTCGGCATGCAACAACAATACTGTGGTATTGTCACCTTCGAATTGAGTTGTTGTTGGAGTAAACGTTGTGGTGTATCGTCCTTGTCCTTTGGAGATTCTTACTTCGTCGATGTATCCTTGAAATCCCAAGTTGTTGTCAAAATTTCTAGCACCAAATTTTACAGGTCTTGACAAATAAGTGTTACTGTCCACATAGGTACTGCTTTCTTGGGTGCCGTTCAAAAACAATCTAGTGTTGCCACTTACTCTAGACACTGCCACATGATACCATGTGCCAGTGACCATACTGGTAGTGCCAGTTATTCTCACTGCCCCGTTGGTATAGAAGATCAACTTATCTGCTGCATCGATGTAGACTGTAGGTGTTACTTCTGGTTCTACATTTCGTTGATCAAACAACTGTTCTATCACACCAGTTCTAAGTCTTCTAACAAAAAATTCTACACAGAAATCCCCGGTACCAAATTCAAAATCAGTACTGGTGGCTGAACCAACAGAATCTCCTACGCCATCAAACAAGAAACTAGCAGTGCCAAATTTAAACTGTGCTGTGCTTTGCTGTGCGTTGCCACTGACGCTGATTGCTTTGCCCACACGATCAGTAACAGTTTCAAAACCTACAGATTTGCCATCTATAGTATAATAATTTCCGCTGATGCTTTCAATTACACCGCTGGCCAATACTGTGACGCCGTCTGTGTCATAGTAACTGATAGTGTTGCCTACATTCCATGTTCCGGTCACAGTGGGGATACGTAAAATTGTTTTGCCATTACCAGCAAATCCAGCACTACCCGAAATACCGTATATGCTTTTTGCTGCAAAATACGTAAATGAATTTAACCACTCAACACGCACACCATTGGTCATTGTGATAACGTCAACACCAGGGCAGATAAATGTTGCACTGTGAAACAACATACTTGCTTCTTTGCTGGCAGCATTGACCACTGAACCATCGATGTATGCACCGCGACCTGCATCACCTGCTAGATAACCTCGAGGATCTGTGCCGCTAGTAACTGTTCCTGCAGTGATAACTGTGATGTTGCGAATATAAGGACTGCGAGTTGTCACAGTCATGTTGGGGGCAAAGCGAAACGCATGCCCAGTGTTGGCGCCACTGTTGTATTGATATCCGCTGATAGTGACGTCTTCAATAGTGGTTTCACCGTTGAGTAAAAATACATCTTTATCTGTACTGGCAGTGTCTGGACGAATAGTCACTGAGCGTATGCCCATGCCTTTTACAGTTACACCCACTGGCACTGTCAACGGTAACAATTCATCGTAGATACCGGGATAGATAAACACAGTATCACCGCTGGTAGCCACAGTTAATGCTTTTTCAACAGTGCGGAATGTGTCGTTTTGGTGACTGCCAGATTTGCTGTCATCGCCTCCAATACTGACATACCAAATGTTGCCTTGTGGCGTCACTACATCAATGCCGTCTACAATGATACTGCCAGACGTCACAGTGTTGGCATTTAATACATCTGCATAGATATTGGTCCAACGTCGACTGGCGCTGCCTAAATCATAAAGATTATCGGCATCAGGAATGATGTTACTGTTAACTTCACCTACAAAGGTAATATTATCTGTGTTGGCATCACCCAGTTGTAAATTTCCGTCAGCGGTGATAGTGCCGGTGGCATGTAAATTTCCAAACACTTCTGTATCGCCGAATACTTTTAAACTGCCAGTGCCGTTGGGGCGAATTTCTAAATCTTTATTTGTGGCGGTAATTCGCAGTTCGTTGTCAGTTATTTCAAAATCATCAACCAATAATCTACTGTTATAGACTGCTGCGCCAGCGCCAGCAAGATTAAAGAAAATACTGTCTGATGTGCTGGCCAGAGTGTTGCCGCTGAGTGTAAATGTGCCTACTGTAACAGAATTAGACACATCGACATTTTGTGTTCTAGCAGTGCCCACTACTTGCAAAGGATGGCTAGGACTGCTGGTTTTGACACCAACTCGCCCGTTGATCACATCTAAAAATAATAGATCTGTTTCAAATGCTAGATTAATACCATCTCTTACGAGATTGTTTTGTAGCATTTCACCGGTAATTTGTCCTACAGCCATGTTCTTTTATCCATTATGCAATATTTATCCTAAGGTCATTCCCCAAATAGTGGTGAATTCCTCCATGATTTCTGCAGTTACTGTGATGCCAGTAACGCCCGCTGACGGAATCCAACCATTGGTTCCTAACAAAGGATCGCCAGTATACACTTCTACTTCGGGGGTTGTTTCATTGTATCTAATCATTCCAGTTTCAACTATCAACGGGCGATTGACTGAATTCCCTGTGGGTATTCTTGTGCCGCCTCCGCCAAATTTTAAATATCCAGTGCCATTGTTGGTAATAAAATTCAAATTGGTATTGACTGTGTCGACTTCGATTTTGTTGTCATAGATTTGAAAATTAGATATATCAACCACACCAAACGCATTGGCAATTAATTCTATGTCGCTATTGCTTTCATTACTCACAATGGTATTGCCATCTATGGTCAATTGACTTACTGTTAGTCTGTTGCTGTAAAGCCCGGTAGTGTTGATCCAAGATTGCAAAGTGTTGTTTGCATAGAATTGCAACACATTGTTGTTGGCGCCTGGAGAAGTTTCTGGTAAAATATAAGTTGTGCGATCTTTATCCCAAATACTATATAAATTATTTTTGCCTTGACTGCTGAATCCTTCAATATCATTGTATGCCGTATTGAATCTAATTTCTCCCAGTGTGCTCATTGTTAAGTTTACATCAGTGCCTTTGGGCAATTCTACAGCAGTGTAATGACTTATCTCAATGCCTCTGTTGATTCCTGGTGTTAGATTTATGGATCGTTGACCCACCGTGCCGCCGGTTTCTATATTGTTTATGCCAGTGTTTATAAATCGTAACACTCCGGTTTGAACCTGTGTAGCATCTATAATAGTAGTAGTTCCACCGGATGAAAAAATTAAACTACTGCCTGCGGTAAATTCTGCAAAAGTAAAGTTCAAGAAAATATTACCTGTAGAACTTTCCACAGTCATTATTTCTCCAACACGTAAATCTCCTTTGTGATCTTGACTTTGATAATAAATTCTTCCGTCATTGATCGTTACAATTTCATTGGCTTGCACTGCGTCACGAGGATCATTGTTGCTGAATTTGCCTGTGCCAATATATCCAAAATTATGACTGATCAAATACATCAGCGTGCCAACGCCGTTGGCCAAGGCACCTATATTGCCATAAACGTTGGCTGATCCGATTGATCGAATCTCTGCGCCAAAATCACTAAAGTCTGCAGTGACAATATGCACAGCAGTTTCGCCACCACTAAACTCAATATCTTGCTGCACTGCACTGTCGGGCGGTGGTGCACTGGTTTCCCAACCTTCAACTTTGCCATTGATTTCAATGTATGCTGTGGGCATGTCATATACAATACTGGCAATTGTTGCTGAAACTATGGTACTGCCGTTGTCTCTTAGAATAATAGTATCTCCGGCAGTCACAGTGGCTGCACTCATGCCGTTTACTCTAAGTCGCGTTTTGCCATTGTTGGCAAATCCTGTAGCACCCGACACTGCCTGTAGACCAATAGAAGCAAAATATATAAAACTGTTTAACCACTCAATACGTACTCCATTTGTGGCCAGTATACAAGGTATGCCCGGAGTGATGAATGTTATTGAGTGAAACAGTAATGATGCTTCTTTGCTGGCTGCGTTAACCACACTGCCGTCAATGTATGCTCCACGTCCAGCATCGCCGGTGTCAAAGCCTCGAGGATCATTGACACTGGTCACAGTGCCAGAAGTAATCACGCTGACATTGCGTACATACGGACTGCGAGTGGTCACCGTCATGTTGGGGGCGAAACGAAATGCATAACCTTTGTTGTTCAAAGCATCAAAATGAAAATCCATTATGGTGATGTCTTCAATGGTACATTCACCATTGAGCAAGAAAATATCTTCTGCGGTGTTGCTGTCTGGTTTGACAATAGTGTTGCGTAAGTCAGCACCTTTGATAGTGACTCCTGCTGGCACAGTTAACGGTACTGCTTCTTCGTATGTACCGGGATAGATAAAAATAGTATCACCGGCCACAGCATGATTGATGGCTTCGCCTATTGTAAAAAATGCTCCGTTTGGATGATCACCTACATTGGTATCTAGTCCGTTTTTCGCCACATACCATATGTTTTGTTGTCTAGTGCCGAATCCTACTCCGCCTGATACCAGTGCGCTGGCATTGAGTACATCACCGTTCCATAGATAGAAATATATGTCTCCCCATTTCTTTGAGGCACTGCCTAATTGATAAGTTAAATTAGAATCTGGAATTATGCTGGTATTGACATCTGCATTGAATGCAATGCTGTCAGCATCGGTATTGCCCAGGGTAATGCTGCCGTCAAATGTCACATTGCCAGTAGCATGTAGTCCACCGTCTACAAACATGTTGCTGTTGACATTGACCTTTCTACTAGGGTCTACATAGAATTCTATTGAACTGTTGCTGTCTTCACTGCGAATAATGTTTTCATCAAACACTACATTTTCACTACCTAAAGCAGTGGCAAAGATCACTGGATCAGCGCCGGAAGGCAATATATTGATGTTGCCAAAGAAACTTTTTATTTCATTGAGTCCAGATCCTACATATTGTAGATCACCAATATTGCCTACATCATCTATTATTAAACTTGTTGCAACAAAATTGTCAACAGCCAATGTTGCATCTGGTACATCTGTGCCAAAACCTACACGTTGATCGTTGACATTTAAGTATAATAAATCTGTATCAACACTGAAGTCTGTACCGCTTCGCTCTAAATTAGGAGCCAACAAAGGCCCTGATATTTTGCCAACGCCAGTACCTATTGGGGAGCCAGGTGCGGGTGTGCCCAGCGGGGATGAACTTAAAGGTGAAAATCCTAACATATACTATTTATTTGAGATAGTATGATGTTGTGATTCGGATTAAGACAATGTTATTGACGCTGAGCGGGTAGTTCCGTCGCTACCTCTATATCTAAAAGTTAGACTAGTATTAGAAGTTGCAAAAATTTCTAAGAAATTGTTGGCCCATAATGTTGTTGAAGCAGTATGAATTTTAGTTACAAAGTTACCATTAGCAGTATAGTGCAGTCTTACATTGCCAGCACCGTTAGACACTGTAACAGTGTTGGTGGATGTAGAAATGTCTAATCCGTCAGCATTGCCTGTAAAGTTGCCTAACAACACATTACCATCAACGTTGCCTGTTAAATCGTATCCTGCAAAAAATCCAATAGCAATATTGTTGTCGGCTTGATTGCCTATAGTATACAATGCGCTGTCACCGATAGCCACATTGCCACCTGCTCCAGTAACTGTGTATAAACTATTTGCACCAATAGCAATATTACTGCTGCCTGATGCAGATGTAAACAGTGCATTTGCACCCACTGCCACGTTGTTGTCACCAACTGCTGCATTGAGTGCCGCACTAAAACCAACAGCCACATTATTAGTGCCATTGGCATCTTCTAGTGCTAGGGCGCCAACAGCAGTGTTTTGAACTCCGGAAGTCACTGCATTTAATGCATTTCTGCCAACTGCGGTAGTTGTATTGTCGCCGGCATTGCCTCTACCAATCTGCACTGTATTAACTGTTAGTCTGTTAGTGGTTGCATCCCATGTTAGGTCAGCGTCAAATGCAGTAGCACCAGCAGCAGTTTGATATGGAATTTGACCTGTACCACCGCCAAACAAGTTGTTGGCATCTGTAGGTCCGGTTGGTCCAGTCGGTCCTATAGGCCCAATATTTCCAGTCTTATTGAGATCTACAACTAACTGCTGGCTACCCGATGGTAATACTCCGCTTATATAAGTTACTGCTAATTCTACCCACCCAGCATTATCTGTAAGACTGTTAACAGCAAAGATAGTAGCAGTTGACGTGGAATTTAAATTGCTCTTAAAATAGATATAACCTTTTGGACTTGCTGTGCCGTCATCCCAGGTTAACAAATAACTTTCAACATCTGTACCTTCAGCAGTTATGTCATCTATGGCAATTGCAGTAACACTGCCTACTGTGGCATTATTATATCTTACTTGCCCGGCCCCTGGATCAGCCATGGTAGTAGTAGTACTAAAGTTATATCTTAATCCGGCTTTGTCGCCTTGTGGGCCAGTTGGGCCAGTAGGGCCTGTGGGTCCAGTAGGGCCGGTTGGTCCTGTAGGGCCAACATCGCCTGTACGAGTTAGATCAACAGTGAGTTCGTCTAGATTACTGGGCAGTATACCTGAAACATATGCCACTGTGAATTGTAACCAACTGCTGTTGTCTGTGACTGCTGTCAGTTGAAAGATTGCATGAGTAGCACTGGCGTTGCTGTTGCTTCTAAAAATTAAATATCCCTTGACCACAGGAGTGCCGTCGTCCCAAGTCAACATGTATGAACTGAGATCGGCAGCATCATATGTGATGTCACTGATAGCAATGGCAGTTACACTGGCCACAGCAGCATTGTTGAACCTTACAATTCCTAATCCTGGATCAGCCATCGCAGTTGTTGTGCTGAAAGTATATTTTAAACCTGCTTTATTACCTTGTGGTCCCGTAGGTCCAGTTGGTCCAGTAGGTCCAGTGGGTCCCGTAGGTCCAGTTGGTCCAGTCGGGCCGCCAAATGCTCCAGTAGGTCCAACGGGTCCGGTAGGTCCAACACCACCAATGGGTGTGCCGCCTACTAAACTGCCTGCTGGCAATTCTGCCAATCCGGTAGAATTTAAAAACAATCCCTTGGGTCCTGGATATGTCACAAAGATTTCTTTGACGCCAGCACTGAAGTTTACAATATTGTTACTGTTGCTGCTGGAAATAATTTGACTTCTTGATATTTGTTGAGTGGTTGAATTAAATTGACCTAGGCCAATTTCAAACTCACCAATGCTACTGTCTGTAACCGCCGCATAGTAAGTGGTGTTGCTGTCACCTATGTCGTTGAAAGGTCTAAAGCCAGCCGCAGGGCCTTGCAGTTGAAAACTTCCAGTTCCCACTGTGATTGTTGTTTCTTTAACTCTGTCTTTTAGTACCAGTGCCATTTATTGTCCTTGTTTAACGATCAAATCCGTGTAGTACATTGATAGGTTTATTGGGAATTGACGGTCCAGTAAATTGAATATAATATCCAGCAGCATATCCTCCACCAGGATTTTGTACGATTGTGTAATTTGTATTGAATATCTGTATGACGTTTTCTACTAACACTATCAAGTGCTGGCCGCCCCATGTGCTGCCGCTTTCTATAACGCTAGGAGGAACAGGGCTCAGTGGGCCAAACAATGTGGAAGATCCGTCGCCGAATCCTAGACTTTGTAAAGTTATAGCGGCTGCTTCTTTGAATCTTAAATTTCGCCAAGCACTGCCTTGATATACTTCAACTTCTGTTGTTGTAGTATTGAAACGTATCATTCCCACAACGGGTGTTATTGGCCGTTCTGCCGTGGTGCCTTTTGGCAACAACACGTTGTTGGTAGAATTGATAACAACGTCTCCGCCGATGCCCACGGCTATGCCAAAGTCTATCACTTGGCGTTTGTTCAACAATTGTCTTTGTAGATATCGCATTACAACACCAATGTACTCACTGTGGCTACTAAATTTGCAGGCAACTCTGTGTTGGCCACGAGTCTATCTCCGTTAGCCAACACTATTTTTTCAGTGTCAAATGTCACTGTTTCACCTGCTGGCACCAACAGTTTATTGACCACTAGATTAGTATCTGTCACTCCGTCGCCATTGGCCACAATGTGCAAATACAGATATGTTTGATCTGCTGCTGGGTCTAACGGATCAAACGGTATTCTGTTACAAATCATAATTGTTGTCACGGCATTGTTGCCAGATGACACAAACAAGTTTGTATTTGTATTGTTGATTACTACACTCTGAACCGCCATGATTTTTCCTTAAAATAACATACTAAACAATAACGCACGATTTTTACTTACCAACTCGTCTTGTAAATTTATCACAGTTGAACCATCAAAGTCAATTTTTGTATTGACATAATACAGGCCAGTGTTGCCGCTGCCCACTGCTGTTTTTGTATAAATTTTGCAAGCGCCTGCTGTGGGTGTTGGGTCTGATTGATCCAACAAACTTAACACAGCATCCATGTCCACTTCACCGGTGTTACTGGTAATGGTCAAATTGTTAACACTGCTATCAGTAATGGTATCGCCGCCGATGACAATATTACCAATTTCTAATCCGCTGGAGTTAATTTCACCAATCAACACGTTGTCTACTTTAAATTCAATAACGCTGGGCAATGGATTATTCAAATTGCTTTGATCTTTGGTACGCACACTGGTATCACCATCTTCAATACCAGGTTGCAAAATTCCTGTAAACGAAGCAGTAACATAGTCCACCATTGCTTGTGCATTGGGAATGAAATCCCCGTTTATTGGTTGTTTTAAAGGATCACTATAATCTAATACATTTTGTTCGTAGTTAGTAGTGCCCTGCACTGTGATAACACCTGAACCTGATCCTACCAATGCTAAATTACTACCACCGGTCATGATACTGTTGGTTCTTAGACCCAACAAAGTGCCTGATTGATTTCTAAAAACAAAAGTTCCCGACACTGTAGTTGCCAATGTAGGACTGTAATGACTTATTGATTCGTTAAAAAATATTTCTGCATTAGGCAATGATCCTCGATCAATTTCAATACCTGCCTGCACCAATGTGATTCCAGCACCGCCTTCGCCTTCATTGATTACTATGATATTGTCGTCCACAGTCAAAGTAGAAGAATTAATAGTGGTAGTAGTGCCGTTGACTGTGAGATTACCAGTGACCAACACATTACCAATCGTAGAACCGGTGTCTAGAACAATAGTACCACCAGACTGCACTATTACTTTATAGCCACCATCTTTGACGTGAACAACTTTCATCGCAGTATCCTAAATTAGATTGCTGTCAGCACAATAACGTCAGTTGACGAATCATTTTCTAAATACCATGTATAACGAACACCGCTAAAATCAGTAGCAACACGTTTGGTAATTTTAGCGATAGGTACTGCATTTGCATCTGCTTGATAAGGTTGTGTAAATCCCATCATTAACATTTGGCCTGCTGCGGCCGGTGTTGTACTTTGTAACACGCAAGTTTGACGATCTGTTCCGTTAGTTGTAATAACAAACGTTTTTGCGCCGCGCTGCTTAATAATAAACGAAGCTGCACTTAGAGTGCTGCCATCATGTGACTGAACTTTGATGCCAGTGTCGCTGACCGGGGTGCCGATAACATCAGTACCTAATACATCTTTTCTTAATGGACGTCCCATTTGTTTCTCCTTATGTTGACGTTCTAGGTCTACGCAGTGGGGTTACTGCATAAGTTTTGCTGGTAAACAAAATCATTTTTAGACATGATATTTAGCCATTTTGCTCAAGTCATAAAAAAAGCGGATGTTGCCACCCGCTTTGTTTTTCTTTTAAAAAAGATTTGATTAACTGAATCGAACGTTTGCGTTTGTGATAGCAACGTTAGCCAAGTAATCAGCAGCATTACCAAGAGATGATGCTGTGTTGGTTAGTTCAACATAACCATAACGTGTCATGAATGACACGACTGGCTCGAATGTTGATGGATCTAACACAACGCCACTGCTCATCAATGGAATGTATGGGCAGTAGAATGCTGGTGCATCAGATTCGCTAGAACCTTTGTAACCAATCAATACGCCTGTGCTGTCGCTAGCATAACTGTCAACATAAACACGCATTGCACTGTTCAATGTACCAACAAACTTGGTGTTTGTAGGTGCTTCGAAAGTACCTTCAGTAGTACGAGCAAACGCACTAGTTGTAGCACTTTGAAGAATTGTCAATGCCATTGGGCTAACCACTGCGTAGTTACCAGCACCACGACGTGTACGCTGAGCGATCAAGTTAGCAGCACGGTTGATTTGAACTGCCAATGCGGCATGCTCATCACCAACGAATGTTGCTGTACCAGAAACTGCAGCCTGGTTGTATGTTTCAACGGCTGTGCCTGCTAATGAACGTAGAGATCCTAAGATTTCTTGATCAATTTCAGCAGTGATTTCTTGTGCCAAAGCAGCCATGATTTCTGCTTCGATGTCAATGCCTTGTTGGGCTTGTGCATCTTGCGCAGCTTCAAATGTCCAACGAGCACTTAGTTTACGGGTTTTAGCCTCAACTACTTGCTTTAGGATCTGGATGCTCATACGCTTACCAGCAGCACCTTCTAAAGTAGCGGTGCTACCTGCTCGGGGTGTTGCTGCTGTCTCGTTACCAGAATAACTAGCAGCAATTTTGAATGGGCTTAGAGCCTCTTCACCTGCTAGAACACCAGCGCCTGCTGATGTATCTGAATAACGCACACGTAGAGTGTGAATTTGTCCAACTGGACCTGTCATTGGCTGAACACCAACCAACTCGTTAGCGATAACGGTTGGCATGACACGACGAATAACTGGCAATATCACACGGTTTAGTGTTGCGACATTACCGGCAGAGGTAGCACCTGCGGATGCTGACTCAGCCAAATACTTGCGAGTATTTTCTAGAGTTACAGACATCGAACTTCTACGGGTACCGTTTAGGCCTTCTAATAGAGCCTCTTTGGTCTCTTGCCAACGACCATTTAGTAGATCTGACATTTAGTTTTTCTCCTTAAACTTTATAATCCAGCAAGACGTCTAATACTTCTGATATTAGAATCGTACTCGCCACTAACTTGAGTACTGGAAACCTTATTTCCAGTAATTTCTTTTGCCTCTACTAGTGCCTGTTTTTGTTTTGGTTTTGTTTCGCCGGCAATTACCGCTGGTAGATATTTTTCAAAACTATTTTGTAATTTTGGTGTTTGCACACTTTCTAACAGCTCAGACATAATGTTTTTCTGATCCTTGCTCAGTGGAGCAAAAAGTTCAGCCATTGTGGTCTGTCTTTGCATAGCATCTTGTAAACGGTTGACTTCTGACTCTTTACTTTCTAAAATCTTTTGTGTCGCTATTACCGCAGTTTTTGCTTCAGTAATGGCTAGATCTTTCAGGTCTATGACCTTGAGTAATTTTGAAGTTTCAGATTTCTCGTTTAGGTAACTTGCTTGGTATTCAGAAGCAAAAGCTTCGAATAATTTACGTCCAAAGTCGTTGCGACGAGCACTCTCAATATCTTCTTTGAGTTGGGTAATTTCTTTAGATAGGTTGTTACCGATCATAGACTCTACCATGCTTGCTGCACGTTTTACAAATTTCTGTTTTAATGCAGAAATCTGTTCTCTACCTTCTTTGACTAATTTGACCTTGGCTTCAGCCAGGTCTTGCTTGTCTTGATAAAACTCTGCAATTTCTTCAGATAGAGCATCTATAATGAATTGTTCAAGTTTTTGGAATTTATCTGCTGACTGTTTCTGATCTTCGTGTAGTTCTGAAATTTCTTTAGCCAGTTGATGAACCATAAATTCTTTCATCTTCTTGCCATCGTCTTTCATCTTCTTAGCATACTTGGCTTTTGCTTCTGCCAATTGTGCCTTGTCTTCCTTAAACTCTTGAATTTCAACAGCTAAGTGTTCACTGATCATTTTGTCCATGGCTTCTACCATGACTTGTTTGTCATGATCGTAGCGTTGAGCAAATTCTTCGCGTAATTGTTGTGTAACTTCTTGACGGTTTTCAACAACTCTGCGATCCCATGCTTGTTCAATTTCTGCTCTCATCTCCTCAGAAATCACATTGTTTTCAAACAAAGTTTTTAACGAATCCAACATGTATTCCTCCTATTATTGGAGACCGCCTATTATTCTTAATAGGCTTTCCTTGAGATACTTCTGCGCTTTCGGGTCGCCCTGCACCTCCTTCGCTATACGAAGGCTACTTAAACCGCCACGAGTGTTCATGAGATTTTCGTAAATTGGTGTAGGATACGCACCGGGAGCACTTGGTTGAGCAACTATATCCACCGTAATGATTTCAAAGTCGCTGACGTGACCAGACCCGTCATCTCGGACGTTTCCGGAACCTCTGCTACTTACACCTAATTTAACGCCGGCTTCTAACATAGTTTTGACCAGCATGCCCATAGGGGTAGGTAATATTTTCATTTTGCCATAACCATTTGGACCGTCCATCCACATTGAGGTAATCATGTGGCTGACACGGTCTAGGTTAATTTTTAGATCGTCTGGATGATCTACTTCACCGCATACAGAATAACCATTGGCAATCTGATCGTTTAGAGTCTTAACAGCCCTGCCAATCTCGTCCACAGGATATACCCTTTGGTTAGCGTTTTTAATGCCGCCCTGTATGCAAATACCTTTCATGTACAAACTTTTACCGCCAGTCTCGTTGTCAGTTGATTCAACAACGATACCGGCTTGTGTAAACGAAAGGTTTTCACGAAGTAATAACATTATCTAGATCCAATTATACTTTTCTTATTGGTAGCAGTGTCGCCACTGCCTTTCTTTTCTGCTCCGTGACCTGCTGGCACACCCTTAAGATGCTTCACACCAGCTTTGCCGCCTGGAACATTTATGTTGCCAAGATTTTCAGTCTTGGCGTTTGCATGACCTGGTAGGCTGGTTTTGTTACCGCCGCCTTCACCGCCCTTGGCAATGTTAGCAGTTGTGCCGCCCATGTCATTCTTCTTGGCTAAGATACTTTTTGTATTGGCGCCGCCTGCTTCGCTTGTGCTAGCAACTTTGCCGCCTTTGTAGGCTTCGCCTACTTTTTCTACATACTCACGCATCATTTGCTCATCTTCAAATGCATACTGTTCTTTGGACATTATATCATCTTCATCATCCATTTCTGCATTATCTTCTTTACTGCCATCAAATGCTGCAATAGCGTTTTCTAATTCAGCAACCAATGCATCTAAGTCATCAACTGCTGCACCAATGTCAGCAACTACTTCCTGTGGGCTACCTGTATCACCAGTGACATCATCGATGAAATCATCGCTTTTGTCCATTGATGACATTTTGTCGCCATCCATTGGCATTTCGTCGTCTTCGGCTTCCATAGACATGTCAAAACCTTCTTCAGTTTCTTCGTCCATGCCTTCTTCCATGTCTTCATCTGCCATAGATTCTTCCATGTCTTCATCTGCCATAGATTCTTCCATGTCATTATCTTCTCTAGTTTCTTCAACGTCTTCGTCAAATTCTTCAGCAAGAAGATTTTCATAAATCTCACGTGATTTTTCTACCACGATTTGGTGGAATAATTCCTTTGCTCTGGCTTGGTCGTCATTGACCAAAGACTCAAGCATCTGTTCAAATTTGTTTCGATCAGTCATTGTTTTGTCTCCTATGGTTACAAGGCTGTTGATATATTTACTTTTAATTGTAATAAATGGGGTGAAATGGCCTTAAAATGCTAGTTTTTAGGCCAAGTCTTGGATATTTGTTTAAATTCTGTGTAGTTTAAATTTTTAAAGTTTGAGAAGTGCCAATTTGTGTCAAAATATTTATCACCAACTAGTCGATAATATTTTATATGCTTGTTGTCTCGAATAACTTTTTCTGTTTGTCGCATCCAGTTACCATAGTAAGTGGCCACGTCACTAGATAGTTTGTAATTTTTTGTGTTGGCATAGACATTGTTTAGTTTGCCATTTTCACCTTCATAGTCAAACCCCAAAATATATATTTCGTCTACACCTGATCGAGAAGCCATATCCAATGCTGTTGGTCCGCTACTCCATCCTAGACTGGGAATAAAATAGTTGAATCCCCTAAATGCTTTGTATCTAGCATTGCCATTGGTCCACACTGAATGCTGGTGTTGATAACCGACACTGTTTAGTTCCATAACCATTTTGGGATCTACTGCAATTAAAAAATCTGGATCAAATTCTCTATATAAAGCATTGCATCCGTATATTTTTCCGTATGCTTTTAGATCTGGGGGCTGTATTGCAAGACGGCTTTTGCCGTTGCCTAGCACAAAACAACGCATATTAATCTCCTTGTATTAATTTATCAAAGAGATTTTATTGTGGTGCCGGAGGTGGCGCACCGTACATTATTTTTACAAATTGCAATTCTTGTTCTTGTTCTAAGATGTGTGCTTCACTAGTTTTTCTCAATTGATTAATTTGACCCAATGTTAATCTAGTTTTTCTAGTGTCGTTTTTAGATATTGCGGTTTTGTCTTGGCGAGGTTCGTATCTCATGTCATTGGACAGAGATTTTTTGTCATTGTCAACGTAAAACAGTTCTCTTAGAATCATATGATATTTATGCTGTTGGCGGAGTTGCGGGGGTTACTGGTAACGGTTCAGTTCCAGGTTCTGGTATTGCATCAGATTGTTCGGGTGTACCTTCAGTATCAGTAGCAGCATCAACATCAGCAGCAATATTTCCTTGACTTAGGCCAATAGATCTTAGTTCTCCACTGCTGTCTGTGGGTATTGGATCACTCTTGCCTTGTTCTTCGCTCCACAACAATTCATTTTCTGCCATCTCTTCTTCACTCAGTCCTAAGAAACGTTTTAGTGCAAATCGTTTGCTGATGAACGGTACTGCTTGAATAGTATTAAATGTATTGATACGCTGGCCATCTACTTCACTTTGACGATATGCTGCAAAGTTCATTGGAGGTTGTAGTTTCAATTCAAACAAACTGGAATCAATATTGACTCCTCTGTTGTGTAGATATAATTTAAATTCTTCGTCAAATATACTGGCTGCTAAACTCTGTAGTCTTTCACAATATTTGTTAAATCTAAATTCTTGAATATACGCTGTGCCCACACGGCCATCGTTGTACTGCGCTTGACTGTCGTCTGCGCCTGTGGGCAAATAACTACTGGGAATTCTTAAACCACGGAACAACTTGTTTGTAAAGAATTTTAAGTCGTCAATCTCACCAAGATTCGTTCCTCCTGGTAAAGTTTCAACTTTACTTCCACGTCCTTCAGCAGTTTGTGGAAAGAAGTAATCTTCGTTAATACTCAGCGGATTGTATGCTGAATCAATAACGTTAGTACCACCGCCAGTGCTACTGGGAATCCTACGTTGATGTATTTCATTTTTAACACGCTCAACAAATCCCATAGCCAAGTGACTGGGCATATTACCTACGTCAACATAGAACACTCGGCGTTCTGGCGCACGTTGTACACGATAGATAATGATAGCATCTTCTAATAACTCTTTTTGTTTGAATACTTTGAATACTTGTTCTAACAAACTGTTGCCAAACGGATAGTTGTTGTCTAGTCCTTCACTGAGGCTGAGATGAATCACATGTTCAGCATTTACTGCTTCTTCCATCTGTGTTAATTCAAATCTAGATCCAGTTGAAACATTGTATGCACCACCAGGGCCTGCACTGCCGTTACTGCCGCCGGCAGCATAGGTAGTTCCTCTATTTTGTGTATTAGTAGTGTTGGGATGTATCATCGTCACTGCAAGATCTTTTAAATTGATATTGAGGTCTTTGATTACATATTGTTCAGGCATTTTGCCTTCACTTTCGTTTACTATGATCTTGGTAATTTTACCAGCATCTATATACATCCACTTTTGATTTTCTGGATCACGTACAAAAAATGCATCGCCGTATTTGAAAAGATTACGAATAGTTCTAAAAATTCGTGTGTCAAATTCTTGCAACTTTGACCATTGCTGTAGATATTCTCTTAGAATACGTATTTCTGTATTGGTTGCTTTGTTTTTAAAAAATAAATTAAACGGTGTATTGTTTTCTTTGTTCTTCTGTGTGCAAAATTCTGCTAAAATATCCAACGCTGCATTTACTTCTGGATCCATATCCATTGTGTCATACTGCAGATATCGTTCGACTCTGTTGGGGCTACCTGTATAGACATCCGGCAAAAAACTACTGTAGTTTGTTCTAGCAGGTCCTGGTCTGCTGGAGTTCTGGCTGCTCATAGGACTCCACGTGCCGTCAGTTAACGCACCAGTATTAACAGGGGTAAAATATTTTTTCCACGACATAGTTATGCTCTCATATTAAGATTGCCATTCAACGATTTGGTTGCTGACACTGCTTTTTCCATTAAATTTGGCAACTTGGACATTTCACCAGACAGTTTGCCTACTTGCATATTTAACGTATCTAGGCTGGCCACTACATCAGATAAGGTTGTTTCTTTGCCGGCACCTGCGGTAGTTTTTGGTTTGGCATCAGTTGCAGTTGCAGTTGCGGTTTTAGCAGTCTGCGCCTGTTGTTTGGCCTCTGCATCTTTTTTCTCAGCATCTTTCACTGCTGAATTCTTAGCAGCATCAACACCGGCAGTAGCACTGGCAGGTCCTGCCATTGGACCCATAAATCTATCCAGCATGCTGGCAAATGGATCTCGTCCTGTGGTAGTCTGAGTTTTATTTTTTGCAATAGCACCTGCTAGATCACCAAACTCAGTGTCACGAGGTGTCTGATTAGCGCCATACAATGCCAAATCTTCAGGAGACTCTTCAGTAATTTCCGGTTGATTAGCACCATACAATGCTAAGTCTTCATCAGACTCTGTTACTATTTCGCCTTGGTTGCTGACATGATCTAACAGTTTAGACTGTTTGTCTTGAATGGCAATCTCAGTGTCAGCCATTTCTTCTTTGAGATCTTGCAGTTCTTGTTCTTTTATTGCAATATCAGCAGTGGCATTTAAAATGTTTTGATTTCGTTCAGCAATACGATTTTGCAAAGATAGATTTATACTTTCTTCATCGGCTATTTGCGCTTGTAGTTCTTGAATTTCTGCTGCTGATTCTGAATTGTCAATTCTATTGCGCAGCATAGCCAATTCTTCGTTAGACTCTGCAAGATCTTTTTCTTCATACCGTTGATTATTTTCGTAGATATCTTTTTGTGCTTGTAATTTATCTAGGCTAGTCTGAACACTGGCTTGTCGTATTGATTGCACTTGCTTTTCGTCAGCCAGAGTAGATAATTCGTGTCCAATTTGTTGTAGTTCAGAATCAGAAAACTCTTTTTTAGTTGCCAACATTGACTGTGTCTGTTCTGCAATATTATTAGTCTGCTGAATAGTTTCTTCTCGTATGCTGGCTTCTGCAGCGACAGATTGTTGTTGAGCATCGGCCAACTCTTTTTCAGCAGTTAATAAATTTTTAGTGTCTTCAATCACTTGAGATTTTGCACCATCTAACTTGGTTCGCTGAGTTGTCAACTCATTTTCTAATCGACGTTTTGTTCTTTCACTGTCAGTAGCAGCCAGTTCTTGTTCTTTGGCTGCAATATCTTTTTCTAAGAAAGAAACAAATTTTTCAGACGAGTCTTTGTAAATTTTAGCAGATTCAACACTGGCTTCTGCTTGTTGTTTCTTTGATGCCAATGCCTGTTCTTGTGCAAGTTTTTCAACAGATGCTGATTGTGTCAATTGTGAACCTGTTGCGGGCATATCGGCAAAAGATTTTTCAAAAGGTTTTGATAATTCTTTTATGTCTGGACCTTTGACTGTGCTGGCGCCGCCACCAGTAACCGAACTAATCTCAGTAGTAAATTTTTTACTCAGTTGAGTCAAATCAAGATTGCCCATCATCTTGCTAATATCATTTGTGGCCTTGCTTAAATCTGCCTGAGACATTTCTCTAGTCTTACCGTTTTCAGTTATTGTGCCTTTAAGTGCCGAAGCATCAAACTTAGGCATTTCAAACTTAGGCATTTCAAACTTAGGCATTTCAAACTTGGGCATGCCTGCTGACAGTTTGCTAAGATCTAAATTCTTTGACAAGTTATTAAATGCAGTGGCAGCACCTTTGTCCATCATGCCTTTGGCTAGATTCATTTGTTGTTCGCCGTTCAGTACAACTTCACCGGGTTTGGTAATTTCTAGTATTGATCCAACATTTTCAAACATTTTTCCAGCACCGTAGGTTCCCTCTGAGCGCTCTTCTGGCCTTCCTGGTCTACGGTTAGCATCGGGGTTATTAGGATCTTTTCCTGGAATTAGACTGCCTGGGTTATTAAATGCTTCTTTAATTCCAGTGTAGCCTTTTTCTACACCACCCGCCATACGTTCTCTACTGAATCCTGGCGCTTTCAAAAACTTTGTAAATTCAATCATGCCTGTCGCAATTTCGCCGTTCAATCTGTTGACAAACTGATCTTGAACCGCAGCAGTGGCATTCTGCATGACTTTTTCAAACTGTACCACTGCTTGGGTTGTGGCTTTGCCAGCATCTGCTTCACCTGGCTTTGCCAGTGTTCTTGCATCGTCTTGTTGTTGTTTAGCCTGTGCATTTAGTATTTGATTAGCTTTACGGCGATCTGCTTCCAAACTTAGATTCAAGTTGTTTGCTGTAGCCACTTTGTCCATACCTGCGGCTATAGTAGTTGTCTGGTCTGCTAATTGCCTAAAGCCTTTGGTATTCATTCCAGCCGCCGCTGTAAAATCATCGCTAAGGATTTGAGATTTGATCGCTTCTTCTGCACGTTTCACTGCTGCTTCTGCAGCAATTTTTTGTTCTTCTGTTTTTGCCGACTTGACCATTTGTATGGCATTTTGCAATTCGGTACCCGCTGGTCCCAATCCCGCCAATGTATCCTGTGTCTCTTTAGTGGCTGTGCCAAATGCTAGAAAATCTTTCATTAGATTTTGAACGCCTGGACCAAATTGTTGCATACTGGTCATGGCTTTCGTCATGCCTTCGACGGCAAATGTATTGCCTTGACGTTGGAGCATACGTAAGTTGGCTTGATACTGGCCGTCTTTTTCTAATAGTGCCATTTCTGCCTGTTGTGTTTCTCTACTTTTGCCAGTTAATTTGGCAATTTTATCCATCTCCGTAGCCATTGATGCAGCCGATGCAATGGCATCTTCTCTACTTTTGGTATCTTCCATGTTTTGAAATCGTCTTGACGCCAGTTCAATGGCCAGTGTGCCATTGATTTCTTCTGATGTCATTCCTAAATTTCTTAACTGATCACTAACAGATCCAAATGAATCTCCTTGTTTAGCCTGTTGATCAAAGAATGCCTGACTGAACTCATTGAATCTTGCAACACCTTGAGTAACAGATCCGCCCATAGCATTGAGAATACTGGTATTTTTGTTTAAAAATTTGCCGTATTCTTCTAAACTCATATTGGTTTGTGCAATACTACTGCGCATAGCAATAGCATCGCCGTTGAATCCAGCACCAAATTTACCAAAATTTCGCATGGCATCAACTGACTGTTGTGCATATTGACCCATGTAAGACAATGCATCGCCTGCAATTTTACTTTTGTCGCCTATTCTGCCAATTAATTGTCCAACACCACCTACAGTATCGCCGAACTTAACGCCGCCCTCTATGACTCCTCTCAGTGCGCCGCCGGCAATGTTAGCACCTTCGCTTAGGTTTTTTAGAAAATCTTTTCCGCCTCCAGGACCCAAATTTACTGGCGCCGCGGCAGGAGCACTACGAGCTACTTGTCTAAGTGCGTCTACTAAATCATCTTTGGTCAATGCCGTCATAATTTCTATCCTAAAAACTACGTATATAAATACCTATGTTATATTTATACGGAGTTAATATGAGCCAAAATCCATTGCAAAAATATTTTAGACAACCCAAACTGTATGTGTCATTGCCCAGTAAAGGTTTGTATACTGCACCAGATGTTGTTGAAGGAGATCCTACACAGATCCCAGTGTATTCTATGACCGGCATGGATGAAATTCTGTTGAAAACTCCCGATGCATTGTTCAACGGTGAATCCACAGTGAAAGTTATTCAAAGTTGTTGTGCTACCATTACCGATGGCTGGCAAATAAATGCTGTTGATTTAGACCATCTATTGATTGCTATCAGGATTGCCACATATGGCAACATGATGACTATTGAACATACCTGTGGCAATTGCAGTACCGAAAATGAATATGAGATTGATCTAGGCTTGTTAAATGATCATTTCAATCATGTAGAGTTTCATGACACTGTGGATCTTGGTGATGTCAAAGTAAAAATTAGACCTTTAACCTATAAAGAGATGACCACTTTTAATTTAGAAAACTACACACTGCAAAAAATGTTGATCCAGTCTGCACAAAATTTTGACAACCCTGAAAATCAAAAAACTGTCAACGATTTGTACACCAAAATAGCCGCACTGCAAACTGAAGTGTTTATTCAAAGTATCGACAGTGTAGAAATTCCCGATGCTGTGGTCAATCAACAGGCTTATATCAAAGAATGGATTACCAACAGTGAATCAGAATTGTTTGAAAAAATTAAAGATTGTATAGAAAACAATAGAAAAAATTGGAAACTGCCCGCAGTAAAATCTCAATGTAGTAACTGCGGCACTGCCGCTGACTTGGAAATCACCATGGATCAAGCAAGTTTTTTCGTAAGAAAATGACGACTATGTCGAACTCTGACATAGGCAAATATGTTGAGCGACTAGAATCTACTGTCAAGGGTATCAAAGAAGAAATTTTTAAAATCAGTTGGTATATGCGTGGGGGTGTATCCGCACAAGAACTGTTTCACATATATTCTTACGAAGACAGGATGTTGTTAAGTTCTTTAATCAAAGACAACATTGAAACTATACAAAAAACCAAGTTGCCGCTTTAGTCTAGACCAAACTGCTTGATCAATCTATCGGCAGTTCCAGGAACCCCAAAATCAATGTCGTTATCTTCTGGTTTAGCAACTGGTGGTTTGGTCTGCCCAGAAGTGGTACCTGCGGTGGATCCTGTGCTAGCAATACGTTGTTTGTCTAATTCACCGTTGACCATTTCATAACCAGTGACTCGAAATAATTGATACCAAAAATTATCACTGTATTCTTCATATGGTGTGTATTCATAAATAAGTCGCAACGCTGCTCTAGCAAGATCCTCAACTATAGGTTGTTTCATTAACACTGATTGAACTAGCAAAGTCAATGCAGGTTTGTCTAGTGCGGCAATCCAAGAACCCCCGGGTATTTTTCCATACACCCATGTCAGTATTTTATCTATTGGAAATTTTGCAGCAACTAATCTTGCTGCGCCTAGACCTAAAAATATTGTAACAAACTTGGCAATAGTTAAATCTGTAATGTCCTTGATTTGCCACTCAGCATCTTCTTTGCTAAATTCTCCATTAACGTATCCTGCATGAATGGCATCTACTTCACTGCGCCATTCTAAGATAGGTACAGCCAAGTTGGCACCAAGACCCAACAGTGTTGATCCTACCCAAGATTTCTCCCAAAATGCGGCAGTACGTTTGCTTGCGGCTGCAACACCGGGTCCCCAGATTTTGCTTTTTCTAATGTAGTCAGCGTAACTTGAATAGTATCGACGTTGTCCGTCTACCATAGTGTAAATTTTACCGTTAGGTGCTCTCTTAATAGGACTGATTTTGTCCTTGGCACCTTTGATCAGCGGCGCTTCTCCGCCAGCACCTTGACGTTGTTTAGCGGCTATCTTAGCATCTCTTTGAGATTTAGTCATGTAAAATCGTGACTTGTGTTGAATAGCACCTTTAGCCGATCTAAAGATCTTGGGATCTAAAACACCATTAGGTTTCATTACCTGATATTTCATGAATCCAGTTTTAATCACATTAGCCAGTGCTTCTTGCAATGTCGTGGTTTCTGATAAAATTTCAAAGACTTTCATGTACATATTTATATGAGACGAACTAAGTTCGTCTGTGTTTTCGCTAACGCTCAACACATTATTCTTAGAACAATAACTACGAAGTAGTTTAAATTCATGTAGATTGTTTCAGTCAGACGGAACCGTTTTGCACGGTTCCATCTTTTTGTCTTCATGTGAGTTGTCACAGCCGAGACGTTGGAAATAGGTGTTT